AGGCCGTGGTGAGCAGCGAGAAGGCGCCGTCGTCGACGACGACGGCCTCGAACGCTCCGATCAGGCCGACCTCGACACCGCCGATAGCGGGCTCCACGACGCGGAGCTCGATCGGGGCGCCGGGGGTCTCCGCGACGAGCAGTGCCTGGCTGTCACCGACGATGGAGACACCGGCGTCGAGACCGCGCGAGACGACGATGCGGAGGCCGGCGAACGACCCGTTCGCCCCGGTCAGCGACACGCCGCCGGACAGGAACGCGGCCCCGGTGGTGGCCGGCACCAGTGCCGCGAACTTGAAGAACTCGTCCGGGGCGAAGTACAGGGTGTCGGGCATGCGGCCCGACGCGCCGTACACCTCGGAGGCGCCGTCCGCGATCGCCTCGATGTACTCGTCGTAGGTGGGGGTCGCCCCCAGCGGCGTGCTGACGTTGTAGGAGAACCCGGCGGTCTGCACGATCTCGCCAGCGTCCTGCTCGGTCTTGAGCGCGTAGTCGGCGGCGGCCAGGTCGAACCACAGCCGGAGCGCGTCCGGGGTCGACCAGTTGATCGCCTGCCAGGACAGGTCGCCGCCGCCGAGATAGGTGCTGGCGGTGGCGGTCATCATGTTCACGACCATGCCCTGGTTGCCGGCCTCGGTCTTCTCCGTGTTCTGCACCGCCACGACGGGCCGGGTCACGATCTTCGGGTAGGTGAGCTGGCCGCGCTCCAGGGTGGAGCGGTTCGCTGACGTGACCAGCGGCCGGCTGCGGTCGATCACCTGGAAGATCTGCGCGATGTGCTGGTCGGGGGTGAGCCCGGCCACGTTCGACGACAGCGTGTTGGCCGGGGTGCGCTTGACCAGCTGCAGCCGCTCCCTGGCGGCCAGCACCTCGTCCTGCCCGACCCGCTGCGCGATCTTGCCGCACTCGGTCGACTCGCGGGTGATGACGACGTCGCGGGCGAACGTGTAGAAGTCGCGGTAGACGATGCCGTCACCGTCGACGTCGACGCCGTCGGCGCCGGCGGCGAGCGCCCTGCGGATCTGCCGAGACGCCTCCTCAGCCCGCCTGGCCTCCTCGACCGTGTCGGCGAGCTGGGTGATCTCCTCGCTGAGGGCGATCGCCTTCTCCCGGTACATCTTCACCTGCTCGGCCTGCGACTCCGTCGGCGTCTTGCCGTCCGACGCCTCGATCGCCGCCACCAGGTTCTCGTGCAGCTGCTGGTTCATCATCTGCTCGTCGAGCAGGCGGGCGAGACGGATCTCGCTCTGTGTTGCGGTTGCGCTCATAGCGCTGGCACCTCCGTTGATGTCGTGTCGGGGGGGCGGGTGCCGCCGTCGGGGGTGCCGGCCGCTGCCGGGGTGCCCGTCATCGCGGGGTGCGCCTCGAGCCGCTGCGGGATACGGATGCCGAGCCGGCGGCAGCGGGCGACCAGCTCGGGGTCGAGCTCGACGGGAAGCAGTTCCTCGTCGAGCATGAACTCTGATTCGCGCAGGGCGAGCACGACGGCGCCCTTGAACGCCGGGTCGCGACACAGCGCGACCGCACGTAGGTCCGCCTTGACGCGGCGGACGACGCCCGACGCGGTACGTACCGCCTTGCGGCTGACAGCCTCGAGGGAGACGCCGCCTAGCACGCCCTCCCTTACCAGTGTCAGCGCTTTGTCGCCGTCAGGGGTCTCATGCAGCTTGAACGACCCGTGCAGCCCGTCCGACGCCTCCCTCAGCGCCAGCCCGTGCCCGATCACACCGGCCAGGCCAGACTGATGCTCGAAGTTCGCCAGCACCCGGTTCGCCGCCCCCAGCTGGTGCGAGAACGCGCCCAGCACCCACTCCTCCTGGTAGGGCACCCCGGCCGGGACACCGCCCAGACCGTCCGCGACCGTGGCCCGCTCCCCGTACGGCACCACCCTCACGTCGACGGTGCGGCCCTCCCCCGGCGACATCTCCGCCGCGAACACCCTACGAATAAGGCCCCTATCCGGGGTCCCATCCAAACCGTCTCTTGTTTCCGTGTCCTCGCTCATCCGGCACCTCCGATCGCCATCAGGTTCCGCGGCTGCTGCACCGGCGACGCCTTCGCCACCTGCGACAGCTGCGGGTCGTCATCGTCCGACAAGTCCGAAAGCTCCGCGAACGTGTCCGCCGCGTCGAACGACACCCACTGCCCGCGCGGCAGCAGCTGCGCCGTAAAAGCGTTCGCGACCCGGGTCGCCGTCGGCCTGAGCTCGAACCGCCACCACATCTCCCCCAACGCCGCCGGGTTCTGATACGTCAACCCGCCCTGCAACGCCATGTTCAATAACACGCTTGGCACCCCGAACGCTGTCGCCAACGCCCTAGCGTTGAACTCCTGCGTCTCCAGCAGCGACAAGTCTGCCGGGTTGAACGACAACTGCTTGAAGTCGAGCTCGGGCGGCAGCACTGGCGGCAACCCGGCCCGGTTCGTCGTCGCCTGCCCCCACTGCTGCTGCAGCGCCTCCGCCTGCTCCTTCGTCAGCTTCCGCTCCGACTTCAACACCGCCTGCGGGATCCCACCCGTGTTCACGTTCATCGACTGGTTCCCCGCCGCCAACAGCCCCCACGCCTGCTGCGCATACGCCCTCAGCGCCGACGACCCGTGCAGCCCGGTACCGGGGTTGCGGTCGATCTGCACCACCCTGCGTGGATCCAGCACCGTGTCGCCATACCGGTAGCTCCGCGCGCCGTCCACCATGCTGATCGACAGCGCCCCGGAGTCCAGCACCGTCCACGTGCGCGGGAACCCGTCCGCGTACCTGTCCGTCACGTACAGGCAGGTGTACCCCCACCCGTACATCTGCGCCACCACGCTATGCAGCGCGTCCCCGATCCCGTTCGGATACCACGACGGATCCGGTGACGACACCCACGCCGGCTCGAACCCGCCGTGGTACTTGAGCGGCATCGACGCGATCTGCTGCGCGTTCAACTGGATACACCGGTTCGCCACCCACACCCTGTCCGCCAACAGCGCGTTCCCCGGCAGATACGAAGACGACGACAGCCCGTTCTCCTGCCACCACGACGGGATCACCGTGTGGAACAACGACATGTTCGTTCCCTCCAACGGGACGACCTCGCGTTTCACCGCCGGCCCGAACAGGAAATCCGTGACGCGACCCATCAGTAGATCGCCACCTCCCCGACCGCGTTCTCCACCGCCGACCACAACGCCAACGTGGCAGCGACCAGCGGCGCGATATTCACTGACGACTTCGTCCGAGACCACGCCCACCTATCCACCAGCGGCCTCGCCTTCGCCCCACGCACCGCCGCCGACAACTCCTCCTGTCCCAGGTGCCGCAACGCCCGCTCCGCCACCGCATCCACGAACGCCCCGCACGCCTGCCCGTACTCGTTCGAGTCCAGTCGGCGCACCCGGATCCCCGCATCATCCGCCTTCCGCGCCATCGCCGCCGACGGCCCATACCCGTCGCACACGATCTCCGCCACCTCATGCCGCCGGTACAGCTCCACCAGCCTCTCCGTCAACCAGCCCGTCCCCGCCCCCGCATGTACCACCTCCACATGCATCACGCCGCGCTCGTTCCGACCCGCAGCCAGGATCGCCGTATGCCGCTCAGGCGACACGTCGAACGCGATACACACCGGATCCACCACCACCGACCCCGGATCCTCCAACTCGAGCCAATCCTCCAGCGACAGGATCACGTCCTGCGACACATCCGTCGATGGCCAATCCCCCACCCCCAGCAGCTCCGTCACGAACCCGCGGAACGACATCGCCCGCCGCTCCCACTCCATGTGATCCAACGACACCCGGCCGCGCACGATCGCCGGATTCACCCGCTGCCACAACTCCTGATCCAGCGCCATCTCGTCCGACACGTCATCCGGGTGCTCCGCCTCCGCCGACCACTCGAAATACGCCAGCGACTCATCCCCACCCGCCAACCCGCGCTCCCGCACCCGCGCCCACACCACCCCGTGATCATGCGACTCCTGATCAACAGCCGACCCCGTGTACCACAACTGCGGGCCCCGCACCGCCGTCGACGCCCGGATAATCGGCATCGCCGAAGAATGCGCCGCCTCCGAAATGATCATCGCCTCATCCAGCACCCAACAGATCCACCCCGGCGAACCCGCGCATCCCCGACTTCGTCCGCGTCTTGAACTCGATCCTGCCCCCATCATCGAACTCGATCGACTCCTCACCATGGCTGTACCGGTACCCGACGATCCGGC